GTGGCACCATATGGGCGCCCACTCATCGGAGTTTTGCGCAAGAAGTAATAGAGGAATGCGCTGCATTCCCCTACGGAGATCATGATGACCTTGTGGATTCAATGACACAGGCAGTCATGCGTTTCAGGCAAGGTGGATTAATTCCTCACCCTGAGGACTACAAAGACGAAAAAATAATTAAAACGAAAAGAGTATATTACTAATGGCTATAAAAGCAGGATTTACACTAGCAGAATGGATTGCAAGACTTACTAAAGGTTATTTTAAAGCTACAGGCAAACAACCTGATGGATTAGCTAAGATTAAAATTCAGATGGAAGCGGCAGAAAACGTTAGACAGCAGAACAAAATCCTTACACCTGACTTTAAAAACATCCCTAGACCTAAAAACCAAATCATGGGATCTAAAGGTATAAAAGGACTTGAGACTGTAGAGGATAGAAAGAAAAGACTTCTGGCGGAGAGAGAAAAAATGATAGACAAACTTGGTCTTAAAGAATTTAAAGCAAAAGAAGATGTTTATGAAGGAATGATAGATCCTAAAAGTAATTTAGGAAAAAAACTCGCTTTTGTGAGACAACAGCTTAAATTAAGAATGGAAAGAGAAAATAAGGAAGCTGTTGCGAGAATAAAAGAGAAAAAAGCAAACCCTTTTAAGGATGTTGAAGCAACAGGTAAAAAGGATCCTAATTGGGATCCAGATCCAACAGGAATGGCATCAGGCGGCATCGCGCGTGTTGGGTTTGGAAAAGGTGACATAGTTACAAAAGGACTTCCTTTTGCAATAAAAAAAATAAAAGATTTGTTTGGTAAAGAAGCAATTACCACAGCGGACAAAATTAAAAGACCTGAAAAAGCATTACTAAGAGATAAGTTCAAAGCGTTCAATGAGAGAAATAGAAAATTAACTGAGGATGAATTAGACGATCTTTATGAAGAGTTTGATGAAGCTTTGCCCTATCCTATGGAAACAGTTGCTGATAAAAATAAATTCTTAAAAAGCGTGAAGGATGAAGAAGCTTATATGTTTCAACAATATAAAAAAGGAAATTTAGATCCTAAACCAGGAGAACCTAATAGAAAAAGATTCTTAGAAAAAAAACTTGAAGAGATGGAATTAAGCGGTGACAAGAGATTAATGACAATCGATGAGATAGAAGAACTATCTTCATTTGATCTTGGTACTGAAATGGATGAGGCAATAAAAAAATATAAACAAAAAGATATTCAACAAAAAAGAGAACTTCAAGCATTTGATGTTAAAGATCGCACGAAACAAGCCTCAGGTGGCATCGCGGGAGAATTGCACTTGAATCAAGGTGGTAGAGCAAGATTCGACAAAGGAGGAATGAACCGAAGAGGATTTTTAAAACTTATGGGAGGTTTAGCAGCCCTTCCTGTTGTTGGTAAATTTTTTAAACTTGCAAAACCTGCAGCTAAAGCTGTTGAAGCGGTTAAAGCATCTGATGCAGCAGGCATGCCAGCATGGTTTCCTAAACTTGTGGGTAAAGTAATGAAGGAAGGTGAAGAAGTTAGTGGAGATTTAGAAAGAGTTATCACTCATAAAGCAAAACTCCCTAATTCAAAGACAGATGTTTATGTAACACAAGACCTAGCAACTGGAGATACATTTGTTGATATTGGAATGGGTAAACATGGATGGTCTGACGGATGGAACGGTCAACCGGTAAGAATGCAATTAAAAAAAGGTGAAGTTATTCAAGAAGGACAATTTAAAGGTAAAAAGTCAAAAGATGAGTTTGATATAGAAGAAGCTGAGTTTACTGGAGATGCAGAGAGTGTAAACTACGAAGACTCTTCTTTTTCTAAATACGGTGAACAGGGCTCTGACTTTAGTGAAGTAGAAAAATATGCAACAGGTAAAGTTTCAAAAGAATCAAAAGCTCAAAAACAAATTTGGGAAGCAGATTGGGATGATAGCTTACCTGATTATGAAGACTTTGCCAAAGGCGGCCTGGCTGGAGTGTTAAGACTCTAATGGATGTTATTGAATATATAAAAGCTGTTAAAAAGAATTACGACGACTCGCCCGTTTACAATACTACAAAATACCTGAACCCTGAGACTAATGACGATAGTCCAGTTGATAGAGACTATGGGGTAGGTTATCGTCCAAGATCAATCCCTGATAACTTCGTTCCTGTCATGCCCCAAGCCCCTGGTCTCCAGGATCCTGCGACAAGCGTCAAGGAACTAGCGACTGGCGGCCCAGCACAACTCGTGCAACCTGGACCAGGGAGATTGGGATTTAAGGATGCAGGACTCGTGGATAGTATGAAAATTCGTTTTGATTTAGGAGATGACATAGTTGAAAAACTTAATATTTTGATGGAAACGGATTATCCAAAATCTAATAAACCTGAAGTTATTCAAAAGAGAATTGATGATTTTGCCATTAAGTTTAAGAAGATTACTAATCGTTTACCAACGGCTAGTGAGATTAGGGGTTTTGGAGCCAGTAGCACAATGGCTACATCTACTAAGAAGGCTAAGTATATGAAAGAAGGAATTAATTATATGGAAGAAACTGATGAAATGAAAAAAATAAAACGAATTGATGTTGTAGGAACTGAAATCGAGCAAAAAATTCTTAATCTTTCTAAAAACCCAAAATATATCAAAGAAGATGGTACTCCTAATATTAAAAAACTAGCTAAAGATATTTATCCAGATAGAAAATCGGATGATGCAAGAAAACAGATTAGAAAGACTTTGGAACGAACGATTGATTATGAAGGTAAGAAAAATATTCCAGGAGAAATAACATCAGCAAAACAAAGTAAAAAGAATGCATTGGAAAATATAAAAATAGCTCAGAAGAAAGCAGGTATTAAAACAACAGAGCAAGCTGATCTAGTCATCGATAAAATTTTATCTCAAAATGAAATTTATCAAAAGATGTCGGTTGAAGATATTGCTAAAGACAAAGATTTTTTAAAGCGTTTAAGAGTACAAATAGATTCGGTTACAGGCGATGTAACTTTTGATGGATATACTAAAAAAAGTCCAGTTAGAGGAAAAGTTTTTACTGATCTCGAGTTAGCTCAACATGCTAAAGATAAAGCTATGAAGTATAAGTTAATTGCTCCTGATCATATTAATCCTAAAGCAACAAGAATGCAAAACGTTGGATATCCTATTAATTTTCAATCAGCGACTTACATGGAAAATTCTCATCTTGGTAATGCTAGAAAATATTTACTAAAGAATCCTGATGGTAACTGGAAGCCTATTGATAATTATTTAAGCTCAAAAAATTTAACGATAAGAGGGCCTGAGTTTAAACAAAAGTATGGATTTAAATTACCTATTAAATTTAATCCTGAGACAGGCACTTCTAATATTGTTGAATCATCTCTTAAGAAAACGGTTCCAAATGTAGGAACAAAGACAGGTAGAAAAATTTTAGGTAAAGCATTTAATTTAGGTCTTGGTCCTACTGGTGTGTTAGGTCTTACTTACGGACTCAGACCTGAAGACGGTTATGATCTTAGTAGAACAGGTGATAGATTAGGGTTTGAAGCAGAAGCCGCATTTGCTAAACCTTTAGTAAAAGGATCATTGTCTGTAACAGATAAAATAAAAAATCCTTTAGCTAGAAAAATAGCTGAACGTGGGTCATTAGCATTAATGTCTCCGGCAATGGCATTAAGATTAGCTAGAGTTGCAACGCCACTTGGTTTGGCTTCTCTAGGACTAGAGGGTGTATATCATTTAGGAAAATATACTAAAAACAGAAGAGCAGAACTTGCAGCCATGAGTCCAAAAGAAAGAGATGAGCTTAGAAGAAAAAGCGATGACTTTTCTTTTGGTGAATATTCTGGCGCTGCAAATGGTGGTTTAATGAACCTAACAAGAACCAAGCCACCTGAGAGAGGACCCCAGTATAGAGGCTTGGATTATTTAAGAAAACATGGTAGAGGATACTAGGAGAAATAATGGCAGAGATAGATAAAGCGTTACCTAACGTAAAACAAACAGTTAAGTTACCTAGTCCACAGGAAGTTCAAGAGCAACAGCAACAACAAGTTGCTCAAGAAATGACTCAACCTACGGATATTCAACAGAACGAAGACGGCAGTGTTGATATTAGTTTTGATCCTAATGCGGTTAATCCAGGTGAAACAAAAGACCATTTTGCAAACTTAGCAGAACTTTTACCTGATTCTGTTTTAGATCCTTTAGGACATAAAATATACACAGATTACACAGATTATAAAAATTCAAGAAAAGATTGGGAAAGAGCTTATGTATCAGGTTTAGATTTATTAGGATTTAAATATGATGACAGATCAGAACCTTTCAAAGGTGCATCAGGTGCAACACACCCTGTACTAGCAGAAGCTGTTACTCAGTTTCAATCCTTAGCTTACAAAGAATTATTACCTGCAGGTGGACCTGTACGAACTCAGATTATTGGTAAGATTGATCCAATGAAGGAACAACAAGCTAATAGAGTTAAAGATTTTATGAACTATCAAATTATGGATCGTATGAAAGAATACGAAGCTGAGTTTGATCAAATGTTATTTTATTTACCCTTAGCAGGTTCTGCGTTTAAAAAAGTTTATTATGATGCTTTAATGCAAAGAGCGGTTTCTAAATTTGTTCCAGCAGACGATTTAGTTGTTCCTTATACAGCAACTTCATTAGAAGATTGTGAATCAACTATTCACATTATTCGAATGAGTGAGAACGACTTGAGAAAACAACAAGTGGGTGGTTTTTATAGAGACATAGAAGTTAATCCAACTTTCTTACATGAAACAGAAGCAGAAGAAAAAGAAAGAAAACTTGAAGGCATGGCTAAAGGTAGAGAAGACCGTGTCTATAATATTTTAGAGGCTCATGTTAATATTGACTTAGAAGGTTTTGAAGATGCTGGTCAAGACGGAGAACCAACAGGAATTAAACTTCCTTATGTTGTAACAATCGAAGAAGGAACAAGAAAAGTTCTATCGATTAGAAGAAATTACGAGATTAACGACCCTACAAAGAAAAAAGTTGATTACTTTGTTCATTTCAAATTTTTACCAGGACTTGGATTTTATGGTTTTGGTTTAATTCATATGATTGGTGGACTATCAAGAACAGCTACAGCAGCTTTAAGACAACTTCTTGATGCAGGAACACTATCGAACTTGCCAGCTGGTTTTAAAATGCGTGGCATAAAGATGAGGGATGAAGCACAATCAATCCAACCTGGAGAATTTAGAGATGTAGACGCACCAGGCGGAAACTTAAAAGATGCATTCATGATGCTTCCTTTCAAGGAACCTTCACAAACATTATTAGCACTTATGGGCGTCGTGGTACAAGCAGGACAAAGATTCGCATCCATTGCGGACCTGCAAGTAGGTGAGGGTAATCAACAAGCAGCAGTGGGCACGACCGTTGCGCTTCTAGAAAGAGGAAGTAGAACGATGTCGGCTATACACAAAAGATTATATGCCGCTATGAAGAAAGAATTCAATTTAATGGCAAGAGTTTTCAAGTTATATCTACCACCCGTATATCCATACGATGTTGTTGGGGGTCAAAGGCAAATTATGCAAACTGATTTCGACAACCGCGTAGATATTCTGCCAGTTGCAGATCCAAATATCTTTTCTCAGACACAGCGTATCTCTCTCGCACAGACGGAACTGCAGTTGGCAGCCTCAAATCCAAGAATGCACAATCAATATGAAGTGTATAGAAATATGTATGAGGCATTAGGTGTAAAAGACATTGATCTTATTTTAAAACCTAAACCACAAATGGTTCCAAAAGATCCAGCATTAGAACATATTGATGCTTT